GTCGATTGCGTCATCACCGGCATGGGCTGGACGGATACCGCGCTCGATTACGACGAAAACCCGGACGGCCAGCTCAATATCCGCCGCCTCGATCCGATGGAGATGTATTGGGATGCCTCATCGCGGCGGCGCAACCTGGCCGATGCGCAGCGGCTGGCGCGGGTGAGAGACGTTCCGGTCGGAGAAGCGCTGGAGATGTTCCCCGGTGCCGCGCGCGACGATCTTCATGCCTCGTGGGCGATGGACATTGCGGCGGATGCTCATGATCCCCACGACGCCCAGCAGGCGCCGTTCTACCGGATCGACCAGAGCGGCAAGCTCGACCGCGACCGCGCCATGGTGCGCCTCGTCGAGTTTCAGTGGTGGGAACACCAAACCACCTTCCGCTCGCTTGACCCGTTCACCAAACAGGAAATGACCCTCGACGAGGGCAGCCTTGCCCTGTTGAACCAGCGATTGCAATTGCTGGGCATGCCGGAGGCTATGGCGGTACGGCAGCGCACCCGCGTCTACTGGCGCGCCGTCGTCGGCGCCAAGATTCTTGCCGTGTGGCGGGGTCCGGACAAGGGCGGCTTCACCTGGAAATGCATGACCGGCGAGCGCGACCGCAACAAAGGCACCTGGTACGGCATTGTCAGGGCAATGCTGGACCCGCAGCGATGGGCAAACAAGTGGCTGTCGCAAACCCTGCATCTGCTCAACACCGGCGCGAAGGGCGGCATCATCGCCGAAGCCGATGCGTTCGACGATATCCGCGACGCCGAGGAGAACTGGGCCAATCCGGAGTCGATCATCCTCGCGCAGCCCGGGGCGATCTCGCAGAACAAGGTGATGGCGCGGCCGATTACGGAGATGCCGCAGGCACTCCCCGATCTGCTGCAATTGGCGATGTCGTCGATCCGCGACTGTACCGGCATCAACCTTGAATTGCTCGGTCTTGTCGAGAAGGAGCAGCCCGGCATCCTGGAGCACATGCGCAAGCAGGCCGGAATGACCGTTCTCGCCGGGCTGTTCGATGCGCTGCGCCAGTACCGCAAGGATCAGGGGCGGCTGATGTTGTGGTACATCACGAATTTTCTCGCCGATGGCCGGCTCATCCGCATCGGCGGCCCGGCCCAGGCGCGCTACGTGCCGCTGGTCCACGATCCCGCGCTGGCGGATTACGACGTCATCGTCGATGACACCCCGACCTCGCCGAACCTCAAGGAGCGTGCCTGGTCGGTACTGGTTCAGATGATGCCGTTCCTGACCCGCATGGCGATCCCGCCGCAGGTCTATCTGGAACTGCTCAAATACTCGCCGCTGCCCGACACCGTAACGAGCAAGATCGAGGCGATTGTCGCCAATCAGGCGCAGCAGCCCAATCCGGCGATGATCGCGGTGCAGGCCAGGGCGGCAGTGGAAAAGGCGAAAAGCGACCTTTATACCGCGCAGGCGCAGAAGGTAGCGTTGGAAGCCCATATGGGCAGCCAGCAGGCCCAGGCCGAGAACGCCAGGACGCAGGTCGAGGCGGCGCGCTCGCTGATGGAGGCCGAGGAGACCAAGGCGAAGATCGAGAACCTGCGGGCGGCGGCCCTGGCGAACCTCGCGAAGGCCGGCGTCGCCCAGCAGGATGCCCATACCGATCAGTTCCTCGCCATCCTGGAAATGCTAGACCGCGTCGTCGGCTGGCACCAGACCCAGCGGCAGATGGAGACGGCGCAGAACGCGCCCAGCACCGCGACCGTACAATGAAGCTCGCCAAGTCCGCTGTGGGTTTCGAGCATCCGGCGAAAGGATCGCATCATTGTTCGGAGTGCCAGCACTTCGTCGCTCCGGATAGCTGCCGGATCGTCGCCGGTGCTATCTCGCCGCGCGATTGGTGCAAGCGGTTTCTCAACCGCCGCGCCGCCCGTCAGGCGACCGTGGACCGGCACCTCAATTCGATCGCCGGCTCATCGTACTGAGCCGCTACGGCGCCGGTACCGACTGCCGGCTTCGCATAGGGAAGCGTGATGGCCCTGAACGAGACATTGACCGCGGAGGAACAGGCGCAACTGGAACAGATGCGCGCTGCCGACTCCGCCCCGGAAGAAACCATCGTTGCCCCGGAGCTGCCGACCGATGCGCCGCAGGAAACCGAGGCCACCGAGACGCAGCCCGAGGGCAAGCCGGCACAGACGATGGTGCCGCATGCGGCGTTGCATGAGGAACGGGAGCGGCGCAAGACCATCGAGCGCCAGCTTGAGGAAGAACGCAAGGCGCGGCGCACCCTGGAGGAACGCACCAATCTGCTCTTGCAGCGTTTCCAGCCCGAAACGACTCAGGCCGCCGCCCAGCCTGCCGCGCCGGCGCTTCCCGATCCCGCGCAGGACCCGTTCGGGCATCTGTCGGGCCGCCTTCAGCACCAGGAAGCCGCCATCGGTGCTCTGGTGCAGGCGCTGAACGGCCAGGTGCAGGAACGCAACCAGTTCAATGCCGTCCAGGCATTGCAGCAGCGCGCCGTCGCGGCGGAGCGCGAGTTCAAACTGAACACCGCCGATTACGATGCCGCGGTGGCGCACTTATCCGCGGCCCGCACCCGCGAGCTGGAAGCGGCGGGTTATACCGATCCGGTCGAGCGTCAGCGCATCCTGTCGCAGGAAGCGCTTGGCCTCGCGGAACGCGCCTTTCAGATCGGGCGCAATCCCGCCGAGGTCATCTACGAAATCGCCAAGCTGCGCGGATATACGCCGGCGGCGGCGCAGCAAAACGGGCAGGCAGCGGCATCCCAGGCCGAGACGGTGCCGGCGGAACAACGTTTGGCGCGCGTGCAGCAGGGCCAGACGCAGACCGGCCGTTCCCTCAGCCAGGTGCGTGGTGTGGCCCCGCAACTGACCGCACAGCGACTGCTGGAAATGCCCGCCGAGGAGTTCATGAAGATGATCAACACGCCGGAAGGAAAGGCCCTACTGGGTGCCTGATCGCTTCTACCGAGGCGCGAGAGCCGCCGTTTAAACCGCTCTCTTCGGTACCCGACCGTTATTCGGGCTTCGCTCGTTCCGCCCTGCGTTACCGGGTGGATTTCGCCACCTCTGCGTCACTGAGGCATTCCCGAAATCCGCGCGCCCTTTGTGGCGCAAACGCAGGAGTCATCTCTCATGGCTGTGACCAGCTATGGCACGAATGACCCCATGGCCGTCAAGCTGTGGTCGAAGCGCCTCATGGTCGAGGTGCTGAAGACCACGTGGCTCACGAAGTTCATGGGGCCGAGCTCGTCCAACATCATTCAGGTCAAGGACGAGCTTCAGAAGAGCGCCGGCGACAAGATCACCTATGGGCTGCGCATGCAGCTCACGGGGCATGGCGTTGTCGGCGACGGGACGTTGGAAGGCCAAGAGGAATCCCTGACGGTCTACAGCGATTCCGTCGTGATCAATCAGCTGCGCCATTCCGTCAGGTCCGCTGGCCGGATGTCGCAACAGCGCGTGCCCTTCGTGGTCCGCGACGAGGCGCTGAGCGGCCTGCGCGACTGGTGGTCGGATCGCATCGACACCAGCGGCTTCAATCAGCTGTGCGGCAATACGGCGCAGACCGATACGGTCTTCACCGGCTTGCAGGCGGTGTCGGCGCCGGACGCCAACCACATCATCCGCGACGGTTCGACCGGCGACGAGAGCATCAGCACCACCTCGTTTTTCAGTCTGGCTTTGCTCGACAAGGCGGTCGAGCGCGCGCGGACGCTGAGCCCGGCGATCCGGCCGGTCAACGTGGACGGCAGGAATTTCTATGTCGCGTTCCTCCATCCCTACGAGGTGACCGATCTCAGGAATAACACGAACCAGGGGTCGTGGTTCGACATCCAGAAGGCGGCGATTACCGGCGGCGAGATCGGAGACAATCCGATCTTCGACGGCTCGCTGGGCATCTACAACGGCGTCATTCTGCATTCCGATAACCGCGTCACCACCGGCGTTTCGACGGCGACGGGGCTTTCCGTCCCGAATGTCCGGCGTTCCGTCTTCCTTGGGGCGCAGGCCGCAATGATCGCCTTCGGACGCGACAGCGGGCCGGAGCGCTTCACCTGGGTGGAGGAACTCTTCGACTACGAAAACCAGCTCGGCGTCGCCGCCGGACTGATCTTCGGGATGAAGAAGGCCGTCTTCAACTCCACGGATTACGCGACGATCGTTCTCGCCGCGTACGCCGCGCAGCACTAAGAGGAGGGCGGAGCGATGGCAACCGCTACCTATACCTCGACCGTCTACAACAACACGCCGAAGTTCCAGCATATCGGCAACGTCAGCGTGGACGGGCAGGTCGCCTGGACGGCGCCCTCGACGGTCGGCGATATCGGCTTCTGCGTGAAGGTTCCGCACGGAGCTAAGATCGTCGATTTCTACGAGTACCACTCGACCGGGGCATCGGCCCAGGCGCTGAGTTTCGGGTTCGACAAGGGCATCGCCGCCGGCGGCGGCGGCAACCTGTCGTGCCTGATCGCCTCGGGCGCTCAGGGGACGATGAACAGGTACAGCCTGGGCAACTCGCCGAACGCCGGGAACGGGCCGATCAGGATTTCCCTGTCGGACGCCGATCCCGTCCGCTACGCGACGCTCCAGGCAAAGGTGGAAAGCGGCACGACCACCACGTCGCTGTTCGTCAATTTCTGCCTTACCTACCGCTTCGACGGCCCCGATCCGGTCTGACGCTGAGGGCGCCGTTCATGGAACCTACGCCGCTCGACATCTGCCGCAGCCTAGTCGCCAAGGGCGATCTCGACGCGGCAATTCAGCGGCTGAGCGAATTCCTGAACGGCGCCTTTTTTCACGACGAAGCCCTGTTCATGCTCGGCGCCTGCATGATGGCAAAGGGCATGAACGGGCTGTCGGCCGTTCTGACCTCTGCGGCGATCGATTCGCGAGCGGCAAAAGGACGGAAGTTCCCCGAGGCGCTGATGAATCTCGGGGGTGCCTACAAGGCGGAGCGCCACAACGGCATCGCGGAGCGCATCTGGCGCGACGCCCTGGAAGCCGAAACCGTTCCGTCCGAACGGGCGAAGATACTCGCCAATCTTGCCGGGCTGTATGTCAACGAGGGCGATCCCGAGCGCGCGATCCCGCTCTGTGATCAGGCGCTGAAGGAAGACCCGCAGAACTACGGCGCGCAGGCCAATCGCGGCATGGCCTGTCTCGAATTGGGCCGCTGGCGCGAAGGCTGGCGGGGCTTTCGTGCGACCTATCTCAGCGAGGACCGCAACCGGCGCGTCTACCCCGGCATTCCCGAATGGGACGGCTCGCCCGGCAAACGGGTGATCTGCTGGGGCGACCAAGGCATCGGCGACGAAATCTTCTTCGCCAACAGTCTGCCCGATCTGATCGCGGTCTCGCAAAAGGTCATCCTCGATTGCCATCCGCGGCTGCCGGCGCTGTTTCAGCACTCGTTCCCGGAGATCGAGGTGCATGGCACCCGCAAGGACCTGTCGGCGCTGCCGTGGCTGAAGGATTGCGGCGCTGAGGCGGCGATCGGGCTGGCCGATCTGCCGTTGTTCTTCCGCAACGAGACGGAGGAATGGCGCGGCGCTCCCTATCTCAAGGCGCCGCCGCATTACCGATGCGAACGCTCCGGCCTGCGCATCGGGATATCGTGGACGGGCGGCACCAAGCGGACCCGAACCGATCTGCGCAGCCTGCCCCTGGCGGCAATGGAACCGATCCTGAGGGCGCGGCCCGATGCACAATGGTTCTCACTGCAATATCGGCCGCCGCACGAAAGCACGTCGGATGCGGCTCGCGAGGTCTGCGAGCTTGAAGAACGCACCGGCATCCGGATTTCGCACTATCCGGGCTGGGTCGAATGTTTCGACTACAGCCGCACCGCCGCGTTTGTGGCATCGCTCGATCTGGTCATCACCGTATGCACGACGGCGCATCATCTCGCCGGCGCTCTCGGCATTCCGTGCTGGACCTTGGTGCCGAGCCGGCCGTCGTGGCGATATCAGATCAGGGGCGAGCGGCTGCCCTGGTACGACAGCGTGAGGCTATTCCGGCAGGACAAGGACGGCGACTGGTCGGGGCCAGTCGAGCGGATCGCGAGGGAACTTGCTGATTTCCGATGAATATCGCCGGCTCAACGCGCAATTGCATGAGCGCGGCGATTACGGTGTCTCGGGCCATAAATGGGCCGCGCTGGCGGACGAACTGGCGCGCCGGGTGAACGCCAAGACCGTCCTCGATTACGGTTGCGGTAAGGGGACGCTGGGAGCGGCGTTGCGGCAGCAAGAACCGCTGCCCTACGCGATCCTCGAATACGATCCCGCCGTTGCCGGCAAGGACGAGAAGCCGCTGCGGGCCGATATCGTCGTCTGCGGCGATGTTCTTGAGCATGTCGAGCCGGAATGCCTGTTCGATGTGCTCGACGACATCCGCAACATCGCCCGCGCCGCGGTCCTCCTTGTCGTGGCGACGCGCCCGGCTGCAAAGGTGCTGGCTGACGGCCGCAACGCTCATCTGATTGTCGAGCCCGCGTCCTGGTGGCTGCCGAAGATCATGGACCGCTGGCGCGTCGTGCAATTCAGCGACCGCGGCGGCGAATTCCTCTGCATCGGACAGCCGATATGAACGCGCCGCCGCTGTCGGTCTATATCGGCTACGACAAGCGCGAGGACGCAGCTTACCGCGTCTGCAAAGCCTCGCTGGAAACGCATTCCTCGATCCCGCTGCGGATCGTGCGCCTCGATGCAGATCTGCTGCGCAACATGGGTCTCTACCGCCGCGGCTGGGTCGCGCAGGAAGGCCAGCGGATCGATCTCGCCGATGGGCGCCCGTTCAGCACGGATTTCGCCTTCACGCGCTTTCTGGTGCCGGCGCTCTCGCTCTACCAGGGATGGGCGCTGTTCTGCGATTGCGACTTTTTGTTCACCGCCGACATCGCCGAACTCGCGGCGATGGCGAACGAGCGCTACGCCGCGCTGTGCGTCAAGCACGACCATATCCCGGCGGAGACCGTCAAGATGGACGGCGCCTCCCAGGGCCGTTATCGGCGCAAGAACTGGTCGTCGCTGGTACTATGGAACTGTGCCCATCCCGCCAACTCCTGCCTGACGATGTATTGCGTCAACAGGATGCCGGGGCGGTGGCTGCATGGCTTCGACTGGCTCCGGGACGAGCTGATCGGCGAATTGCCGCCGTCCTGGAACTGGCTCGCGCGGGTGAACGAGCCGCTGCCGACCGTCCCCAAGGGGATTCATTTCACCCTGGGCATTCCGACGATGCCGGGATGCGCCGATACGCCATACGCGGAACTGTGGCGAGCCGCGCTGGCTTCCCTTGCCGCCACGGAGGAAAGAGGAAATGAACAGCCGTCGAGCCGCTAACCGCCGCGCCGCTGCCCGCATCGCGCACCGCGAGCCGGAGCATATGGAGCGCGGATTCCGGGGCGGAAACAGCAGCCACCGCAGCTACGATTCCCCGGCCAGCATCGGCGCCAGCACGGGGCCGGGTCCGCTGCCCGGCGCCGGCGAATTGCACTCTCCGGGTTCCGGGCCTGGGCCGGCGGCGCGCGGCTATGCCCAGCGCGCGATGAGCGAAACCGACAACCGTTCGCCCGCCGCCAGCACGACGCCGCGCGGCATGCGGACCTACAATCAGGAATAGCCGTGCGCCGGCGTGAAGCTCTCCGCGAGAGGGCGCAACAGGAAGGGCCCGTTGCGCCGATCTCGGTGCAATGGGCCGAACCGGCGGTGCGCGCCAAGGCCGGGCACTGCCCGAGATGCGGCAAGCATGTCGGGCGCGCCGTGCGGGCGCATACTAGGTATTGCGACGGCACCGTGGCTCAGGACGAGACGGCTTCTGCCTAAGGGCGGCGAATGGCGATCTCGGCCGACTACATCACGCTTCAGCGGCATATCGCCGACGACCTCGGCGACCGGCAGGACCTGCTGTCGCCGTTGAGCGACGAAAGCCTGACGCTGTCGCCGATCCAGAACGCGATCCAGTCGGCAATCGCGAAATGGGAGCGCGAGCCGTTCTATTTCAACGAGTTGTACGACACCTCCTTCTTGACCACGGTCAAGGGCCAGGAATTTTACACCTCGACCGACGCGCCCGAGATTGCCACGCTGGCCTACATCCTGCGCCTGCATGTGCTGATCAGCAGCAACCGCTATCCGCTGTCCAAGAGGACCTGGGAGTATCTTGAGGATACTTCGGTGAACCCGAACGTCACCGGGCAGCCCATCGACTATGCCTACTTCAACGCGCAGATCAGGCTGTACCCGATCCCGGACGGGGCCTATCCGATCACCTGCTCGGCGACCAAACGGCTGTCGGCCCTGTCGGCGAACAGCGACAGCAACGCCTGGACGCAGGATGCCTACGACCTGATCCGTTCAGAAGCAAAGCTGATCCTCGCCCGCGAAGTTCTGCACGATGACGAGCTGGTCTCGCGCATGGAGGCGGCGATCTACGGACAGTCCTCGGTGGGAGGCATGTTCGGGCGCGTCGCCGACCAACGCGGGTATCTCTATGCATTGAAGGCGGAGACCACGCGGCGCGCCCGCGCCAAGGTCGTTCCCTCCTACTTCTGATGCCCGATCCGCTCGTACTGCCGATAGCCGCCTACGCGCCGGACCTGCCGGACTACCCGGCGGCGGGGTCGGCCAATGTCAGGAATGTCTATCCGCGGACGCCGCAGAGCTATGGCGCGGTGCCGCAGCCGGCGGCGCAATACAACGCGCTCAATGCCCGCTGCCAGGGCGCTGCCGCGTTCCGCGACAAGACCGGGCAGGTTTATCTCTTCGCCGGCGATGTCAATGACCTCTACTCGCTGACCGCCGGGGCGAGCGGATGGTCGAACGCATCGAAAGCTGCCGGCGCCTACAGCATCGGCAGCGATCTGCAATGGCAGTTCGCCTATTTCAACGGGGATGTGATCGCCACCGATTATACCGATCCGGTGCAGTTTTTCACGCCGGGAGTCTCCTCGACCTTCACCGATCTTCCCGGCGGCGCACCGAAGGGCAAGTATATCGCCGTTGTCAAGAATGCGTTTGTCGTCCTCGGCAACACCTTCGATCCCGGCAACGGAGCGCTGCCGCAACGGTTGTGGTGGTGCGACGCCGGCAACGCGAAGAGCTGGTCCACTCCGGGCACGACGCAAGCGGCGCAGAACCAGGCCGGCGCCGTGGACCTCCTCGGCGGTGCCGGACAGGTTCAAGGCTTTGCCAGCGATCTCATCAACGCCGATGCCGTGGTATTCCAGGAATACGCGGTTCGCCGCATGATGTACGTGGGGCCGCCGGACATCTTCTCGCTGCTGCCGGTAGAGAACGCCAAGGGCACGCCGGCGCCCTACTCCATCGTGGTCAATGGCGGCATCGCCTATTATTGGGGTCAGGACGGCATCTATGCCTTCGATGGCGGTGCCTCGCTGCCGATCGGTGCAAACCGGGTGGACAAGACGGTCTATGCCGACGTCGACCAATCATCCTTCACTCGCGTCATCGGCGCCAGCGATCCGGTCAACCGTCTGATCTGGTGGGCCTATCCTGGCTTCGGCAATGTCAACGGCAATCCGAACCGGCTTCTGGCCTACAACTGGGTGCTCGACCGCTTTACGATCTGCGATATCACCTGCGAGACGCTGGCGCAGACGCTGAGCGTCGGCTACACGCTCGATCAGCTTTATACGATCCTCGGCTACAGCCTGGACACGCTGCCGGCACCGCTCGACAGCACCGTGTGGATGGGCGGACGGCCGCAACTCGCGCTGTTCGATACCAGTCACAAGCTCAATTTCCTGACCGGGACGCCCTTGGCGGCGACCGTCGAAACTCAGGAAATCCAGCCGACGCCGGGACGCAGGACGTTGATACGGAATGCCCGCCCGCTGATCGACGGCGCCACGCCATCCGTCGCCATCGGCTATCGTGACCGGCAGCAGGACACGGTTTCCTACAGCGCGGCGGCGGCGCTCAACCGTCTTGGAACCTGCCCCGGCCGCGTGTCGGGGCGCTACATCCTAGCAAAGCTGACGATCCCGGCGACGACGGGATGGACCAACATCTCGGGCGTCGAGCTCGATATCGCCAACCAGGGAAGACGTTAGATGTCGTCCTTCGCGCAATCTCTGATTACCGCCGCGGGCGATGGACCGGCGCTGTCCAACAGCAGCAGCGCGACTTCGATCCTTCCCGCCCAGGCCAAACTGACTCTGTTCGCCAACTATCTCGATTTTGTCGGGCGCAAGCTGAAAATCACGGCGCAGGGGCGCATCTCCAATATCGCGACGACGCCGGGTACGCTGCAATTGCAGGTGAAGCTCGGCTCGACCGTCGTGTTCGACGGCGGTGCGATGCAGCTATCGACGACGGCACATACCAACGTGCCGTGGTGGCTCGATATCGCGTTGACCGTTCGGGCGGTCGGCAGTTCCGCCAATCTGATGGGACAGGGCTGGTTCATGTCGCAAGCCGCGAACATCTCGGGCGCCGATTCGACGACCGGCCATTCCGTGCTGCTGATCCCGAATACGGCGCCGGCAGTCGGCAACAGCTTCGACAGCACGACCGGGCAGGTTCTCGATCTTTTTGCCACGTTCTCGGTGGCGAACGCCGGCAACGCGCTGACGCTTCATCAATACGAAGTGCAATCGACCGTCTTCCCCTGATGAATCCGATCAGCGGGGCATCGGCCGCGCTGCTGCTCAGGACGCGGCGGCCGATCACGGTGCGGCGCGGCGGCTCTATCGCCACCGCAACGCCATCGTCGCCGGTAAACCGCGGCTATCCGCCGGCCCCGCTCGGGGAGGCGCCGCCGCGGTCGCTGGCCGATGCCGCGGCGCAGATATGGGTGCGGCGGGTTGTCGATACCGTCAACAACGCGCAGCGCGGAAAGATCAATGTCACGCTGGACGTGACCCTGGCACCGAACACGACGACGACCACGATCATCGATCCGCGGATCAGCGCCTTTTCCGCGATCCTGTTCTGCCCGACGACGGCAAATGCGGCGGCGGAACTGGCCTCCGGCCATCTGTTCGTCAGCGCGCGCCAGAGCGGTCAGGCGACGCTGACGCATACCGACAACGCACAGACGGACCGCTCCTTCACGATTGCTATCCTAGGCTGAGGACAGGACGATGGCGTTCTTCGATCAGATGTTCGGCGGCATGCCGGCTCTTGGCGCGGGCAGCGGAGGTGCGTCCGCGTTCACGTCGCCGGGGATGAACCCGCAGACGCTCGCGCTGCTGGCGGCGATTCAAGGCCAGGCCGGCAATGCGGCGCCGCAGTTCCCGCTGGCCGGGAAGGCGGCGAGCAACGCGATGCCGATGAACCTGCCCGGAGTGCAGCCGCCGCAGGCGACAAACCTGTTGCAGACGCTGCTGGCGATGGACCCGAACCGTCTCCGGCAGATGCTGAGCAGCTTCGGCGGAATGTTCGGCAGCGGCCTCGTGCCGGCCTCGACGGCGCCGACCAATTACGGCCTGGCGGGCGGCCCCTGATCGAGTTCTGCGATGTCGCCCTGCCGAATGTTCCGCTGATCTGGCCGGCCGTCCGCCCCTACATCCTCAAGACCCTCGCGCGTGAAGCGCTGCCGCGCTGGCGTCCGCAGGATGTCCTCGCGCTGCTCTTAGAACGGAAATGCCGACTGTGGGTGGCCTGGGATAGCCAGCAGAAAGCAGTATTGGGCGCCGTCGTCACCCTGATCAACGAGTATCCGAGCGGCTTCCGCGAGCTTCAGGTCTGGCTCGTCGGCGGTCGCGATCTGAAACGCTGGATGAAACCGGGAATGGCGATCCTCGAAGACTTTGCCCGCGCCCACGGGTGCAGCGAAATGACCGGCGGCCTGCGGAAGGGCTGGCTGCGGCTCGCTGCCGGCTTCCGTGAGACCGGCATTACCCTCGCAAAGGCGTTGTGATGGGCGGGAAAAGCGGGCCCAGCGGCACTACGGTCACGACCGGCACTGCGGCGCCGTGGGTCAACCAGCAGCCGTTTTTGCAGACCGGCTTCAACGATGCCGATTACCTGCTACTCAACTACACGCCGTCCTACTATCCGGGCCAGACCATCGCGCCGATCAACAATCTTCAGAACGACGCTATCAACTCGATTGCCTCGCTCGGATTGGCCGGTTCGCCGGTCACCTCGCCGGCGCAGGGCGCCAACGTCGATTTTCTCACCGGACGGGTGGCTGCCGCCGACCCGGCGACCGGATTGTTTCAGGGTCTGGCTAGCACAAATCTCGGCGAAAACAATCCCGGCACGGCTCCCCTCGCCTCCTATGCGTCGGGGAGCCACGTCGCCGCCGGCAATCCCTATGTCACGGGGCTGTCCGAGAACATCCTGTCTCAAGTCGTCCCGAGCATCGAAAGCCAGTTCATCAAGGGCGGCGTCCTCAGCAGCCCGGAGGCCGCAAGGGCCACCGCGGCGGGGGCAACGGCAGCCCTGGCGCCGAGCCTGTTCGCCAATTATCAACAGGAAGAGCAGAACCAGCTCAATGCCGCGAACACGTTGGGATCGCAGGCGCTGACCGGGCTGGGATTGCAGGAGCAGGCGGGAGCCGGTCTGCAAAATGCCTATGGTCAGAACGCGCAGCAGCGGCTGACAAGTCTGGCCCTCGCCCCGCAGACGCAGCAGATGCCCTACACCGATCTGAGCCAGCTCTATGGGGCTGGGGCGACGGCACAGGCGCTTCAGCAGGCGATCATCAACGATGCCGTGCAGCGTTGGAACTACAACACGACGCTGCCATACCAGCAGCTCAACCAATATATGGGGGCGATCTCGGGCAATTACGGCGGCTCGACCAGCCTGACGCAGCCCTTCTTCTCGAATACGCCGCAGAACGTGCTGGGCGGCGCGCTCGGCGGCGGGCTGCTCGGCAGCAGCATCTTCGGGCCGGCAGGATTGGGACTGGCCTCGACGGCGGGCGGAGGCGCCGGCATCGGAGCCGGACTCGGCGCGCTGATGGCGTTGCTGTGATCTCCCCGAGCTTTCCTGAGCCGCTTTGCGATGTCGCGGCGCAGATTGGTGCCCTGTTGGACCGCAACCATCCCAAAGAGGCGGTATGGCTGGCCGCGGGTACGCCGTGCCCGGACGTGAGCGCGTTCGGATTGATCGCGATACAGGTGCCCTCGGGGCGGCTGCTGACGGCGAAGCAGGGCATTGCGTCGCGTTTTCTGGCTGCGCAGACCGACGAAACGCTTGCCTCGATCCTGGGATACCCGGAGACGAAATGGCGCGTCAGCGGCGTTCCCGTCGTGGTCCGGGCACGAGACGGCCGTGGGGCGGTGATTACCGAGATGCTGTCCTCGCCGCATCTCGTCGATATCGCCGCGGCCGTCGCGGCGCAGCACGGCGAGGTCGAAATCGCGACGATATGCGACGTATTGCTGCGGCGGCAGCGGTTGCGGGAGCGTGAAACCAGATGCTGTTCAGCGACA